TCTGCTGCTGGCGTTGTTCCTGAGCAGCTTTGATTACTCCATCAAGCTCCGTCTCTAGATAGCGGACATTATCGAAGGCACGATTAGCCGCGTCTGACAGTGCTGAGAGTTCCTCAGAGCTAACATTCGGGTCTTTAGTCAACGCCAAGAAGTTGATGTTTGCATACGGTGCCGCCTGCTCCTTGGCTCTCGCTAGGAGTGCTTCAAGTCCAGTTACGTGGCGTGTTGCTACGTCTTCAGCGCGTTTCTTTAGTTCGGCTGCTTCTTGGGATTTTCGAGTTAAGGACGCCTCTTGACCATACAGTCTTTTCAAATCTTTGACTGTGGCGGTTACTTCCTGTCCATCAATCTTGATCTTAACAACCGCATCTTCCGAAGCTTCCACAACCTTCTTAGGTTTCTCAGTGGCTTCTTCAGTGTCTTCAGGTTCCTCGGTGTCGTCTTCTTCACCTTCGGTATCTTCAGGTTCCTCTTCGTCCTCTGGACTTTCGTCGGAGTCTTCAGTAGCGGAGCTACGTCCGCCTTCAGGTTCCTCAGTGTCGTCGGTTTCTGACTCTTCTTCCTCTTCGTCTGGTTCTTCGGATGGCTTCTCGGCGTCCTGAACCATACGCTTGAAAAATTCGTCGGCTCCAGTATCGGTGCCGTCTAGTTCTTTTGCAGCGTCCAACGGCAATTCACCTTGGATAACTGTTTGCATTAGTCGCGTTCACTTTCATTCTTTTCATGGATAGCTTTAGCAGCGTCCATGTAAGACATCATAATGCCGAGGACTTCATCCACGGCTCTGTGTTGATAGAATAGTTGCTCACGCTGGTCGTATTGCTCAGGCTTTGTTTGACCGATGGATTCCAGCGTAAGTTCTTTGTAGTGGTTGAAGAACCACATAATGTCGGGGTTATCGAAGAGAGAGGCCGCAATGGCCCCCCTCCTCACAATGTCATCTTCAGTCAATTAGCAGCGACCGAAAGTCTTCCCAGTTCCCATGCCGACCTTGGCATCCTTATTCGGAGCCTTGCCGCCCTTGGCGGAACCACGAGCACCTACGCCCTGCTTCGAGCCAGCCGGAACCTTCGAGGGAGCCTTGCGGCTACGGCCACCGGGGATACCAGCCGTGGGCTTTTTGTCCTTAGAACCAATAGCCATTATTTTTTCTCCTGCGTCCACGGGTCCGGCTTCGGCGGTTCATAGTTCTTTTCGCCGGTATAAATGTAAGCTTCCTTAGACACTGTTTCGGGATTAGGTAGCGTAGGTTTTACAATTTTATCCATTAGGACTCACAATGTTGGTCTGTTTAATTTCTGTGGCTGCTGTGCGTTCCGCGAGGTCCATCTCACGTTGCGCCACATCAACCTTATTGTTGACATCAAGGTCTTTGCGCTCTGCGTCACGCTGCTTGACCATAGCGTCCACAGCAGCCTTATTCTGCTCAAGGCCAACCTTAGCTTGGTCGATCTGAGCATTGGCCTGAACCTTGCCCTGAGTGCTCTGAGCCGTGATAAGAGCAGCCTGAGCCTTCATGGTCTCATTCTGCATCTGCTGGAGAGCAAGCGGATCAGGTTGCGGAGGCGGCACTTGGTTCGGAGGCGTCAGGTAGTCATTGATTGCAGGCATACCGCGCAGCTTCATGACATCTGAAGCAAGCTTGTAGGCATTCGGCATCTGGAACATAGGAGCGAACGCAGGGTTCTGCGTAATGAACGCCGCCATTTCCAAACGCTTCTGAGCCTCGGTGTCATGCTCACGGTAACCGAGATGTAACGAGACACTAATACTCTTACGGTCACGCCATGAGCTAGGCTTCACCTTCACCCAATTACCGGCCAACTCAACAATCTTCTCTTTGTCCTCTTTAGCTACCACAAGGCTGTAGACCTTGAGGTAGAGAGGAATTAGGAAGTTGTTCGCAAAGTTACGCGCGATGACTTTCTGCCTCGTTTGCGAGAGAGAAACCAAACGCTCCACCATTGCGTCAGAGTTTTGCGACGAGATGGCATCCTTATTGAGACCCTGTGATAGCGAAGAGATACCAGTCGTCTCTTCAGTCTGACTCTTGATTAGTTCCAGCGTCTGATAGACAAATGGATTAAGAGGTGCCTGCTCCAGAGGGCTAATAGCATCAGGGCGCGTGACGTTCACGAGACCGCCCAATCTGTTATCCAGTAGTTCACGCGGATTCGTCAGACCACCCTTCAGGATGGTGTAACGTGGATTCACAGTGATTGTTGCGTGGTCCACAATAGCGCGAGTTAGCACTGTGCGGACGTTTTGACTCGGAATAACGCGAGCGCCAAAGCTGTTTCCGTAAAATGAATGACTAACCGGAAGCGGTGTAAAGACCACAAACGGCAAATCGTCCACTTCCTGAATTTCCAGAGTTACGCTACCTGCACGAACAATCTTGTAAAGCTTGGCGTGTTTGTCGCCCTGTCTCTTGAACTTCCAATAGCACTCATGAACAAGGATAAGTTTAAGCTCATCCTGTTGTTCCGTGGTATCAATCTTGAAGCCAGCATCCAGTTGCTGAAAACGCGCCCAAACTTCAGGCAGAGCTTGCAAAGTGAGCTTATCTTCAACGCGAGTTATGCTCTCGACCTTCTTTTGGTCGAAACCCATTTTGATAAGTTCGTCTTTGGTCTTCAGGCTACGATGGTCTACAAAGTATTCAGGACTAAGACTTTTAGCTTGCGGCTCAATCGAAAACTGCTCTGGATTGATGACCTCAATCTTTACCTGAGACGCATCGCGCTTTCGTGTAAGCTTACCACTATACAGTCCAGGCTGATCTTCGTCTGCATCAGCCTGAAGGTCTGTAATGTCCTCTTCAGCCGCCAGCGCCATAACCTCATCTTCCGTGAGGTCGTCAAACTCTTCGTCTATGAACTGCGTGTCTTCTTCCCAGTAGACCTTAGCGACACCAACACGAGCAATAAGACCGTCATGAATAACTTCATTGAAAATCTTGTAGCCATCATTCTGTCGAAAAACGACGTAGTCGCAGTAGGCAGTCGCAATACGTGCTTCTTCAGTATCATCAGGTGAGTTGGGGTCAAACTTAGCTATCTCACGGCCTGCAGAAAATGTCTCCAGCAACTGAGCTTTCATACTTTCCACTGCGTCAAAGACTTCTGTAGAAATATAGCTGGATGATCCAGATGACTGGCGAAGAGGCAATTCCCCGTTGTAATACTGGATAACTTTTTCACGTTCGCGAGAAAGCTTTGAGTTATACCAAATCAGGCTTTCTTGTATTTTTCTGTCGATAAGAACACCGACAGCTTCATCATTAAGCTGCTTGTCCTTCATTCGTTCCTGCGCTCCAGTTTCTCATAGAACGCAAGAAGCGTTCGCAATGTATCAAGTGAATGGTCTTGTTTTAAACGATTTGCGTATCCAGAAACCCAAATCACGTTACCTTTTGTGTAACCGAGGGCTGGATGTATTCTATCTACAGTCGGACTGTTTTCCTGTCCGTCTGCGGAACCCCAAACCATATCTATACCAAACACAGGACACTTCCCGTCTTGAGGATAGATTGAAAGGAGATATTCGCCATCAATATTGTAGGGAACATCTTTTGCTAATGACCGCACCTTAGCTCTATTCGCTGCAAGGTTTATGTTTCGTATGTGCCATTTGTCAGGAGATAGCCACTCTTCGTATCCTCGCAAATATGCTGAAAACACAAAACCATCCTCCCGAACATATCCCCTCTTAAATTGCTTTGATGTAGTATTCGTTTGTAACGTCAACTGGAGTAAATTTCCCACAATGAATGTGGTTTGCAAGACATAGCGCCATGACGCAGTCGTCGAAACAACCGCTTTCAGCCTCCATGCTTCCAGTATCCGTCACAATGTATGTGAGCATTTCTTGAAGAGTAGTTCTGTCTTTGATCCATAACTCTTCGTCGCGCAATGATGCTCGAAGTCGATCAATGATAAGCGGTTTAGTTTTGCTTGTTGTCCTGAAACCAATTGTAAATGAATCTCTGTCGTTCAATTGACCCTCAGCAACATCTGTGTATGTATGTGGATACGCTAAGTCGCGTCCCAACCTTACAGCAGTTAGTAGGCCGTGGTTATTATTTTCGACAATGATTTGTGCTTCGTTGTAATAGTTACCGAGAGCAAATAGCACATCAGCAAATTTATCTGGGTGGATGTGTCCACGCCAGCAAGCAACTAGGTTCTTTTGACTGTCGAGTATCTGAGCGACACTGTAGTCGCCTTTCTGAATGCCAATAGCGACATCAGCGCCAATGTAATATTCATCACCAAGTTCACGTTCTTTCCAAACTTTTAGTTCGCCTCGAACATTCTTTTCAAACGTCTGTCCTTCGAGAGACATTTGGTAGAGCGGAGGCTCGACCTCTTGCATCATTCGGTGCAGTTGGTCTGGGTTAAACACAGGGCGACCTGAAGCAATAAAGGCTTCGTCAGCGTTTGACGGATACTCTTGTTTGAACTTGTCGATACCGTTCTGAGCAACCTTACGGCGTCTGAACATAAGCTGACCGTCTGTGAGACCGTAAGCCTTCACTAAGTCCTCTTCTTCGTAAGTGCGCTCAAAGTTCTCAGGGACTTCCTCGGTATACTCAGGTGTATCATACCAAGCACTGAAGAATGCTATGAAACCATTAGTCCCATCCACAGCACCCTTCCAAAGATCATAGAACACACCAGACATACCGTTGGCAGTGCTCTCGACGTAGATGCTTGTGTCTACTGTGTTTGGAATAGCCTGAAGCAAAGCGTTCAAATTGTCAGCAGCAGTCGCTGGAGGCCAGAAGGCGACCTCGGACAAATGAGTGTCGGTGAATGTCTCACCACGAGCAATTCCTTCGCCGCCTGCGGTAGACACCATGATACCGGAGTCTAGGCCACTGAAAGCAAGCTCCTTTCGGGAGGAGTAGCTCGTGGATGGCTTCAGCAACTCAGGCATCTCAGCGTGAGTTCGTCTATACATATCAAAGATAGTGCGTGAACTATCGGCCTGATGGGCTACCACAAGACCTTTGCGGGCTTTACGTTGGCTCAAGGTCCAATACATGCGACCAGAGGTATACGTGGAGAAACCCTGCTGTCGGGCCTTCAGAATGATGATGCGGACTTTGCCGGTAGCTTTCCTCTGAGCTTCGATAGCAGCATGTAGCTTCTTCTGTGGCTCATTTAGGACTAGCGGTCTAACGTCCGCATCTTTAGTTCTGATCTTGATGGCGTTCTTGGCGTAGAACTCAAAGTCATCGAAAAGTCGCTTACGGATGACTTTAGCGTCAGTCATCAGCAGCCAGAGACGCCAGCCACTCTTCGGCCTTGTTCACAGAGACTTCAGATTTGGCGACGGGTTTCGATTTGGTGAACTCTAGGACAAGCTTTGCAGCCGCCAGTTTTACCTGCTGTGACGCAGGCTGACGAAGGACTGTGATGGCACCCTCAAGGGCTTCTTCAGCAGCCTCTGTCATATCAATGTTTTTCTTAATCTGTTCCATGTCTTTCTTTGCCTGTTCACGAGCGGCGTCATGAGCAATCTTTAGCTCGTGTTTGTTCAAGCCGCGTGTGTGACCAAAAGGACGCCCACGAGCAATGAACTTCATGTATCGGCCTTGGCGAAACTCGACTAGCTCACGGTAGCCCACAAGACCACCATAGAGCTTCGACCAGTCCTTGTTGGGACGTTTGTGGCTGTGAGTAATCAGTGGGGTCGCATGGCGACTAGGGTCGAACTTGGGGCGCACCCATTTCTTTTTGATGACTGGAGGACGCAAAGCTGCGCCCTCCGTGTAGTTGATGTAACGACCGTCACCTATGTGGATGATGTCGTCAGTCATTACTCGTGGTTTCCCATGTCCACATGATGTCGTCGAAGCCTTCTTTCAGAGCTTGCTTCGTGTCAGGCGATAGGCTTGCGTTATCCACAAACTCCTCCCATTTTTGACGAGCAAACTCTGGCTTATTACGAAGCTTAGACCAACGCTGAAGCATTCCATCAAGTGTCTTTCGATCCTTGGTGGTGTTCAAGAACTCACGAGCGTCATCAAGGAAGAACTTGCGGGTATCTTGTCGCTCATTCCAGCTTTGCTCATAACGCTGTGGGTTTTTCACTGAGTCCTTATGGTAACGCTCAGTAACACCATGTCGTGTAAACACATGGTAATTGTCATCAGCTTCTTGTTCTGCCTTGCGAGACTCTTTACTGGCTTCAACAACACGCTTGGCTGCTTTAGCTGTAGCCGCTTCTGTCTTTGCCTTTTCTTCTTTAGCTGCCTGCTTATCTGCAAGCTCCTGAGCCTTCTTACTGATCTTAGCTAAAGCCATGTTAGCCTTAAAATCAGCAGGACGAGC